GTTAGATGTATTGAAACTGGTTCGGTTTACGAGACGGAAACTAATTTAACGGTTTTCGACAAAGGCAAATTCGCAACCATAATCCAACCCGAAACAATCACAAGAGCCGAAGCGGAGAAACAGACCGTTTTTACCGTAGTTGACATTAATACTGGTGTAGATTTTGGAATATTTTCAACCAAAAAGAAAGCCGAAAAGTTTATTTGTACTTCTAAAAATTTTACAATAGTAGAAAGACCAATAGACTAACAACCCACAACCCCTAGCATTTATTTTTTGGGGGTTTAAATGAATTAAGATTATGGAAATAAATATAAATATAAAAAAAGACGATGTCGTTTACACCATAGAACAATGTAGAATAAATGAGTATTTTGTAAAAGGAATTACCATAAAACTAAAAGAAGACACAAACGTTTTAGGTTATGACATTAGCCCATTTGTATATTTACAAGTAGAAAGATACAATAATGGTGTTGATTCATACACAACACAACTTCGGGCATCTGAATGCTTTTTAAGCAAAGAAGAATTAATGAAACACCTATATAAAGAATGAACACACCAACTTGTAACTACAATATACTAGACGGAAAAGAATCTGTTTTAGTTAGTAAAAAACGATGTTTAATTGGTAAGACTGGAATATTTGTAAAGAAAGGTTGTAGCCGTAAAAACGCAATAATCCGACTTAGAACAAATACAGCTCCAAACGAAATCAATACGAAATTGTATCAATGCTTATTCGTAGATAAATCCGATTTAGACAAATCAAATATTCCTTACTATGATTAAAACAGACCTAGAAAAATTTAAAGAACTATACAAGTCAATTGGAATTGAATTGATTGTTAATGTTGATAATGAAAAGCAACAACAATTTGTTAGGCTATCTGAAGGCGCATATACCGATGGAGAAGCAACAAAAGGCTTTGTCGGATATATGGGTTTCTTTTCTGAAATAACATTCGACATGAACGGTAAATTTATAGAGCAAGGATTTTGGGAGTAATTAAACAATAAATACTATGAAAAAACTTAACTACTTTCAAGTACATAAGAATAAAGCGAAAAGAAAGCGTTTATTTCAACGAATATCCGTCAAGCATACGCAATTAGCTTTCAAGCAAAATAAAGACGGTACGTTGTCTGGTTTTGATAATGCAAAGGGTCAAAGTATTATACTTGTATTTTAAATCTTTTTCCCTACCTTTGTTTTTCATTTAAAAAGATTTATGTGATGAGTGCAGGTGCGCCAACTGAAAATACTAACGCTGAGAAATGGACTTTGGAAGTAGCTGAAAAGTTTTTCGATGATGCTTTGGTATTAGTAAACGAGCAAGACAACAATGTTTACAAATACGATTTCGTTGGCGAAGTAGCTAGAGAACTTAAATCCTATAAAGAAGTTTTCACATATCTTAAAGATAAATTTCCAGAGTTAGCCAACAAACATAAGCAGTTAATATCAACCCTTGAGGCAAATTGTTTTTATAACAGTAAAAAAGGAAACATCAATACAGCCGTTGGTATTGTTAACTTGAAATCAAATCATGGGTGGACTGATAGGGGCGACCTAACCTCTGGTGGTGAAAAAATAAAATCCAACGCCGTTACCGTAAACGTTGTCAAACCAACCGATGATGATTAATGGAACTACAAGCAACTATTGTATATCAAAAGAATTGGGATGCTATCCATGCGCTTAACGATGATGGAAGTCGTAAATTCAGATATATAATAAACGAGGGTTCGAGCCGTTCAAGCAAAACAGTTTCTTTAATTGATTGTTACGATTTATATGCTAGAGCTAACGAGAATAAACGATTAACAGTTTGGCGGGACACTAAGACAGATTGTAAAAAAACAGTCTTAAATGACGCTTTAAAACGCTTAAAGAAAACCAACCGTTACAAAGTTGATTTCGACTACAATAAAACCGAAAGCATACTAACCTACGATACTGATTCGACTTTTGAAATACACGGTACAGATGACGAGGAAACAGTACACGGGCTAGAGCAAGACGCTTGCTGGTTTAATGAGCCTTACAAAATAAGCCGTGATACATTTGACCAAATTGACCAAAGAACTAGCGACTTTGTTTTTATTGATTGGAATCCAAAAAAAGACCATTGGATAGATGATTTAAAAAAAGACCCTAGAACTATTGTAATTCATTCCACATTCAAAGACAATCCTTTTTGCCCAATAGAGCAAAGAACAAAGATTTTAAGCTACCAACCCGTAAAATATAGTCAAATAGTTATTGACGGTAAGATAAGCGAGCATGACGCAAAGAATTATGATTTAGTAGCTAATAAATTACTATTCACGCCAAAAGAAATAAAAGAACTTCAAAGATGCTGTTTAAACGAGGATAAAAACTCTGCAAATGATTTTAAATGGCAAGTTTACGGTTTAGGATTAAAAGCAGAAAAACCCGAAAGGATATTCAATTGGAAAGAAATACCATACAGTCAGTACTTATCAATCAACAGCAAACTGTATTACGGGGTCGATTGGGGTAAAGTTGACCCGTTTGGAATATGCGAGTACAAGTTCTACGATAACAAACTATTCGTGCATGAGTTGAATTATCTTAGTGAAGACCAATTGCGGGATAAAATGACACCGCAAGAAATACAACATACTAAATCTAAAGAGGAGGGGATTGTTAGTTGGTTGTTCACAAAGTTAAATATTCCAACTAATAACGATGTGATTTGCGATAATAACCGACCGTTAAAGATTATTGCATTAAGAAAAGCGGGATGGGAGCGTGCTGTATCAGCTCAAAAAATAGCGGGTTCTGTTAATGACGGGATTGAATTATTAGAGAATATTGAGGTGTATTTCACTTCCACGTCAACAAACGTTAAGCACGAGCAAGAAAATTACAGTTGGAAAAAGGATAGAATGGGTAAGGTTTTAGAAGAACCCGAAGACTTATACAACCACACAATAGACCCTACTAGATATGTAGCTTTGCATTTACAGAAATTAGGAATAATAAAAATGGTTTAAAAAATCATATTGTAATTATAATTTTATATATTTGCTCCAACTATGTGAAGATGCATAGTACTTGTTTCATGGTGAGAATAAATAAAACTAAGCTAAAATCCTTAACTGATTAATTTCGGTTAAGGATTTTTTTCGTTTATATATGGCAATGAGATTTTCTTTAGAGGTTGGTCCACCGAAACCGCAATCCGTTAGTAGGGATGTAGACGGTAACTGGTTTTATACCATGTTTTCATCGAAAGCAAACCACAAAGATTTTAAAACATATAAAGCGAAACTAAAAGCCGTTCTTAATAATCCAGCCACGTTAAAAGTATTCAAATTGCATTGTGATTTGTTTAGCTTAGGACTGGCAAACAAGTACGAAAATGATGAGTTGGTTGAAAAGAATTACCTAAAACAAGTAAAAGCAAAACCAAATCACTTTCAATCATGGAAACAATGGTATTGGGATTACAAGTTTTGGCGAATGTTAGGAACTGGCATTTTATGGCAAAGCAATACAATGATAAGCGAAAGCACGCAGTTGTATTGGTTAAACCCAGCCAACATTGATTTTGAAAACGGTAAAAACAGATTTAGCAAATTTATATTTTCAGTTCTTGGATTTAATGAACAACAAAGAGAAACGATAAAATACACGTTTGACGATGGTACGACTGCTAGAATCAAATTAAAAGAATTAAGTTTCTTTTACGATTTATCAAATGGATTAGGAGGGAATTGGTACGAGGGAAACAGCACAATAGATGCGCTTTACAAAGTAATATCAAACAACGAAAGCGTATTAGATGCTCAAAATATCAACCTAGAGTTTAGCCAAAAATTTATGATTAACGGCAAAAATTCAATAGATGATATTTCAGAGTTGCCGATGAGTAATGAAGAAAAACAAGACGTTGAATCGAGTATTAGAAGCGGTAAAAACGTTCATGCTGTTAAAACGCCAATTGATGTTAAAAGATTTGTTGACGATATTGCTGGTTTAAAGCTAGACGAAAGCTATTTCAATACAGCTTTTATAATTGGAAATATTTATAACACGCCACGTGATATTTTAGAATTGTATGTCAAAGGCGGTTCTACATTTGAAAACCAAGAGAAATCAATGGCTAGAATGTCGGAGTATTGTTTAAAGCCTGCTGGCGATGATTTAATGGAAGCTGTCGAACCGATGGTAGGAGAAAAGGATTTGAGATTTGAGTTTAGCCATTTGATGTTTAACCAAGTATTTGAAAAGGAACGTCAAGAAGTGGTTAAGTTGAAACTAGAAAATGAACAGTTAGCAAAAGAAATCGGTGTTAAAATAAGTGATTTATGAAAATGATAAACGATATTGACGAAAAGATCAAAGAATTACAATCGAAAGAAAATCCAAACTTAAGTTTAATAAATAGCTTAAAGGCTAAAAAGGCTATTTTAAAGCTAGATAAAACAGTTAAGAAATGAATTTAGAAGAAATACTCGCTAATAAAGAATTAGCTATTTATCGAAAAAAAGAGGAAATTCATAAAACTGATTTTTCAAACGTTCTTTATGATACGGCTTCAAAAGCGTTATCTGATGGAACTACTAAAATAGAAGTTTTAGTATATGAATCAGTTATTAAAAAAGACCGCAATCCTTACATGTTTGAACAATATCTAAAAGGATATGTATTGAACCACAGTGTAGGAATGCGATACGTAAAACTTTTTTTCTGTTATGATTCGCAAGACCCTCAATATTCACAAGACAAAGAGAACTATGATAAATATTACGATTCAATCATAAACAAAGAAGATATTGGAGAATATTATTGGGCAATTGTTGAAGCTAAAAACATCGAAGCGTCAGCAGTGGTTAAAGGTTCTAATTTCTTAACGCCAGTGTTATCAATTACAATTATTGACGAAAACACAATTAAAGTAAAATGCGCAATTTCACCAGCATTTGTATTAGATTCTCACAAAGACGTACATATTCAAGGGTTATGGAAAAAAGCAATATCTGAATCAAAATACGACTTACTTCTACAAGAACACGATATGGATTTTGATAAAGTAATTGTTGATTCTATATCTGGTGAATTAAATGTATATACCGAAATGATTTCGGTTAAAGAATTACTATCAAAGTTTCAAAAACCAAATAACAAACATATTCAAGCCGATAAATCACTTGAAAAAACAGAGCCGTCAGCAGACACTCAAACAGACCAAAAAGAATTTTACAAACAACTTTTAAATTAAAAACATGAAATTTAAAGATTTTTTACAAAGCAAAGGCATAAGCAAAGAGGCTTATGACGCAATGGAGATTAAGGCACAAGCCGAACTTCATTCAGAATACCTAAGCAATATCGCTTCAACAGTTGAAACAAAAGCCGAAAAAACAGAAGTTGAGGCATTAAAAACAACTTTAGAAACGGTTGCTACAAAAGAGGCTTTAATTTCGATTTCAACAAAACCACCTTTTAC